GTTTGTTACAATACCGCATCTTGTTCTCACCCAATCAGACCCACCATAGTATTCGCTTTGGTTAATCACATTCGTCCTACTCGGCTCCAACAAAAGCGAAGGACACGAAGCACCCCCCGAATAGTCAAGGCGGGGCATATCATTGGTGATTCCACTTACTACGCTCGTGGTCGTGGTCTCTACATAGTCTTGCGCTACGAGGCCGTATTCCAATTGGGCGTCTTGGATATACACATAAGAACCAGCGTCAGCAATAGCATCATTATAATCACTACGAACCTCAATTCTTGTTTCTGTGATTATATCTGCGTTAATGAAAGTGGCTGAAATACGAACCCACCCATTGCCAACCTCTTCCCAAGCCGTATCAATATCATTTGAGGCATAGGTAGTGCCATCAGTGAGGTCAAATGTTACAATGCTATTTGTTCCCGAGACAGCCAAAAGGAACTTGATAAAATTAACATTGCCCACTTTAGCGTAAACGCTAAGGGTAACTACCGTGTTCGCTGCAATAGAACTTGTTTGCCGCAGTCTTGTAGCATCAGTCGTTGTGGATTCAACCTTCCACGCATCGCTTGAGCCATCGTATCCGCTTTGCCCACTCGTTAGCGTGGTATTTTGTTGCGTCCAAGTCGTGTCATACGAATTACTCTGCAACAATAGGTTAACGGCGGCTTTTTGGATGAATCCGTTACTCGCCACCCTCGTGGCCTCAATGTCGCTACCGCGTGAGAATGTCAGCTCACCGCTGGAGCTTAAAGGTTTTTGGGAATACAGTTTGCCGTCCTTGTACCCGCTGGGGATCATCACAAGGCTGGCCTGGTCATAAAATTGGCTCATAATAAACGGGCTATTGAGTTAATGGTGCAATCACGGGCTTCAAGGGTTCCACTGTCTGCGGCTACATACGCCGCATAATCATCCCAAATGGGCGCAGCGTAGTTCCCGCCTGATAAAATTACAATAAATTGTGAAGGGTTCATAAAGTACAGGTATTAAGCTCCACAATGCCACCGTCAGCTGTGACATAAGCATAGTACTGGAGGTTAGGAGGTAAATTAAAGTTCTGTATCATATCTTAAGGGATCAGGGTAAACTGGTAGGTTAACCACCTTTGCATATGTTACGCGGCTGCCGCTGTGGCTATATTCCACATTAACGGGGAAATAGTCTACACCATCCCAGGAGCCCAAGTGTGTAACTGCTGAAGTCTCATGGAGATCAATCTCATAGTATTCCAGGGGCACTGATCTGCGCTGTGCTATCCGGTTGACTGTGATTTGTGTTAGGTCGTTCAAGTTTTGGCTTCCGTTATCTAATACCTCAAGCCAGCCGCCGGGCCATGTGCTTGTAGTAACATTTTGAGTAGGTCCTACATAAACTACCTGTTGATCAGCTGCGGCTCCTAAACTAAATGGACTAAGATCTCCAAAGCGCGTAGAGAAAGTAACATCCTCACCCAGTTTGCGGCGTGAATTGTCTGCCCGGTAGCCTCGGTAAGGGCTGGAAGATCCGTGGCTCACAATGGTCCACTTTGCCTCAGCAGGCTGAATTTCCTCAAGCTCCTGCCCACTTATTTGCTGAGCCTCTACGGTCAGACCTAAAGAAACAGCTCCAATGCTTGGCACTGTTGGGAGGTGTGAGTTGTTTGTGGAATACACGAATTGTCCAGGCACAGGAACTACATCCCCGCTGGGGTTATCATTGGCCGTGATACGCACATATTCGGTGCTTAACTTTGTCCAAATACTACCTCCGTCCGTTGTGTATTCACCGAGCCAAAAATAGAGCTTGATCTCCCACTCTGCTGTGTCGTGATATCCAGCAGGAATTTGGTACCTGATCCGGATATCCATGTCATAGTCAATGTGACCTGATCCGTCAGCAAAATACACTCCTAAATCCGTGAAGTCTTGGAAGGTGTAAGTGTCAAATAAATTATTGTAAATCCAGTGTTTTGTGGTGGCGTAAGTATCCTGTATGTGTTCGAAAGCACCAGGATATTGAAATTGAATTTCAGTGATCCTAAAAGGCGGCTGGTACATCTTAGTGCCTCCAGCGATCACACTCATGGTCTGACTGTCGCTAAAGTGGATGTTTGTCTGATAGCTCCCATCCGTCTCGTATACATTAAAAGAGCTCTCAGGGCGCGTCATATCTTGAAAAATGATGTATCCCTTGTCTTGATACATTCGTAGCCCAAAAGACGCGCAAATGCCTTCTAATACCTCTTTAAATGAATGGAAGGATGTGCCTGTGTTATACACACCGTCATGTTTGCAGCCATTCAGATAAAGGCTGTCATAGAGGGCGGAGCTTCCGTACATGCGAGTGAGATCCTTTGAAACCAGGAATCCATTAAATACACGCCAAAGGCCAGCCCTCAGGAAGATGTTGGCAATTTGATCCGTGAAAGGTTCCACGCCGCTGAAGGTGTAAGAATCGCTTGGGATATCAAGCAGGTGCCATCCATCAGCTGCAATGATCGTGATGAATCGCTGGCCGTTGATCACCTCAATGGTACCCACTGAAGGTGTGCAGTAGCCTTTCCACAGCTCTCCCATGTTCTTGCTAAGAGTCATGTAGAAGATGCCATCCGCATCTTGAAGTATATTCTCCAGGTTTTGGCTGTACTCTCCCTGCGTAATTGGCGCGACCAGCTCCATGCGGCTTCCAATGATCCCGGGCGCGTAGGCATCCTTTGCGTCATAGGTGACCTTCCAGTCCGCCACAGTAAACTCAAAAGGAGTGTAAGCCACAGCGGTAGTGTCCGCGTAGATCTTGACATCATAGCCTTTTGATTTGGCGTAGGCAAAGAGTTGGACTGCCATTAGTTGCCGAGTATATTGAGCCCGCGCTGGTTACGGCCATTGGATGCCTCCATGCCGAAGCCTGCAATGCGGAATTTTAGATCTCCAGTTTCACTAATGCCAAAGGGCAAGCCCATCCCGCCACCGATCTGATTGAATGCTGCCTTAAAGTTTGCGCCTCCAGTTACAAAGGCCACAGCTAAAGCCAAGGCTGTGGTGGCTGCGGTCATAGCCACCATCTGCGCGATGTAATTCTTAAAGCTCTTTTTAATTGTGTCAAAGAAATTGTCACCATTGATCAAAGCAGCCTCAAAAGCTGAGCTCAGAATGCCTCCGAACTGCTGGCCGATGAAGTTCATGGTTTCAAGCTCTCTGCTCCATTGAGCATAAGCTTCGCTGATATTCCTGGTTTTAATTGCCAGTTCATTGTACACAGGAGAGATTTGGCGCATGAGCTCAGAGTGCTCACCGAACTCATAATTCACATCATGCAATCCTTTGGCCTGTAGCTTCACTGCCTCAGTGTGTGGCACTACGCCGTCAGTAAGATCCTTGATCTTTTGCTCTGCGGCCTCCATAGCTCCCCTTAGACGAAAGAACTCGTCCGAGTTGATCGCCACTACCTCATACTGTTCTTGGAGGGCTTTGAGGCCCTCCTGAAGGCTTTTGAGGGTTTCAGGGGCTGGAGCATATACTCCAAAAGGTGCGGCTGTTTTCGCAGGGCCCTGGGGAGCGTTGGGATCCGTTCCGACAGTTGCCCCTGGTACTCCTGGCATGGTAGGCGTAGAAGGCGTGTCAAACATTGGGCGGATGATATCCTTGAAGTACCTACCCTGATAAAGGGCCACAGTCGCTCTCCAAAACTCCTCCAATCCGCTGACACCTGTGGTCACAGCTGGAGAGATATCTTCACCAATGGATGCCTTTAAATTGTCCCAGGCTACATATAAACGCTGGACAGCATCAGTGGCATTGTCCGCAGGAGTGCCCATCTTGTCAAGCTCCTCCTTTGCGATGTCGGTCATAGCTCGGCTGACATCCGCCACGGATGCCATCTCCAAGCTCACGCCTCCTATCTTACCCTTTAGGCGGTCCGCTGAGATGCCAAGGTTATCCAGTCGGCGTGTAGATTTACGGCCTACACCTTCAATGATTGAATTGATGAGATTGTCTAAGCTCTCACCAGTTTCGTCTGCTCTGCGTTTGGCAAACTCCAGCAGAACTCCCATGTCTTTGAATGGGATGCCAAGGTTTGCTCCCTTGACGGTTTGCTGCATGATCTCCACATCACTGACCAGTCCCCTGGTCTGATTGCGGAGCTTCTCAAGATCAGCTTCAGATCCAAAGCGTGCAAAGCCCGCAGCTGCCTTTTGCAGTGAGCTGCCCAGCTCCAGTGATTCCTTTGTGAACGAAGCAATCTGAGAGCCGAGGAATGTGGCACCAATCAGTCCACCCAAATTCTTAAGCTGTCCACTGAACTTTTTCAGTGAGCGGTCAGCGTTTGCAATCCCGCTCCTGAAAGCTTTAGTGTCTAAGCCTAAAAGGAGTTTACTGAATAGGTTCATTTTTTGCAGCTCTTAAAAAATCGGCAAAGCCGTTGTTTCGTTGTTCGTCTTTGAACTTGATCAAGTCCGTTTCCTTGATGTTGTTCTTGACACTTTTGCCACTGATATTCACCAGGACCGTGGCCAGCCACCTGGTGATTTTCCACTCCTCAGTTTCACGCTGCACACCATGCTTGATGATTGCAGCGATCTCAACGGCGGTGAGTGTAAGAGCATCCGCCTTGCTCATTCCCAGCCTCCCTATCAGGAGGCCCAGCATTTCTACTGGACCTCCTTCGGGGAAAAAGGGCCGTTCAAGGCACTACTGATCTCGGAGATGTCTTTGGAGGACATATCCTTTTTGAATTGCTCAAAGCTGGGCCGGTTATCTTTATCCCAGTATTCCTGCGCGTAGATCAGATAAACCATATCCGTGATCTTTGGATTTGCCATGTCCGATATACTGCGCCCGGTTAATTCCTCAAAGAGGAGTGCAGCACCTAATGTGAATTTAGCCATCTTTTTCCCTGTTAAGATTAGTTAGTTCCCACGGTCCACGCACCTGATCCCTGAAGGGCAAAGGTGAAAGAGCCATTGTCTTTGTCAGGGAAGGAAGCTGAGAGCTGCGTAAGTACTGCCTCTCCTTCAATCTTCGTTTCACCTGTAGCTGGGGTAACTGTACCAGCAGCACACTGAGTGATCTTGATGTCTACAATATCACCAATGGAGTCATAAAGCTGATCAGGGTTCCAGTTGCTGGCATCATCATCTCCGAATAAAGCGGAGCCTGAGATTGTCCAGTTCTTTGCGCTTGCCACATATTTGCGGAACAAAGCGTCATCTTTGCTGGTCACCTCGCGGGTTTCAGCGTTCATTTCAAAAGAGCAGTCACTTTCCAGTGCAAAGCCTTTGTAAGTAGAGCCTCCGTCCGTAGAGAGAAGCACACGGATTTCTCCGCCTGAGATACTTGCCATTTGTTAAGTATTAAGAATGAATAAAAAGTCAGCTGCCAGCAGTATGCGCTGGTTCACATCATCGTAAAAAAACTGTACACTTTCCATGTACGCCTGTTTGAAGGGGCTGTCCAAGCTCACTCCGAGAGCATCCGCTGCGCATTGCTCGCCCTCTAAGATCCCATTGTCAGCCTCCACAAAGTCCTCAAACATCGGCATCACGCGGGGATAGTCGCGAAGCTGCTGCCGAATGTTTCCCAAATCTTCCTGAGCATTGTCTGCGTCAGTATAGTGAAAGAAAAGAGTGGCACTGATCTCCTCACTGCCTCTCTCGTCTTTTGTTTCCGTGATGTCTATATTCTGCACAGTGATCACAATGTGATCGTCCGTGGTTCCCTGGGGCGCAAAATAGGTGAACACATCCACGGAAGCGGAAGCACTCACTGCATCAAATATGTACTGTAGGTAGTTCATCCGAGTAGTGCTTTGAGTCGTTTTTCAAAGTGCCTCTGCATCATTACCTGAGCTCTCTGCATCACATTAGTATCCATCGCAGCCTTGAAAAGGAAGTTCTTTGGCTCAATGATATACTTTGGAGTAACCATTTTTCCATCACGCATATACGGCTTGTTGTGCTGCGTTTGCTTGCCTTTCTTGCGTCCAACACCTACAGGCCGGGGATCCTTGCTGGGAGCTTGTCCTCCACCCAGTAGCTGGGCGCGTCCATAGATAGCACCGTTCTTGTCAGGCTCCACCAATCCAATGACCACATAAGCCTTGTCTTTGTTGCGCCTGTTTTTGAATCTTTGTATTGAATTATACAGGTTCATCATCCTCCCCTCCTCCGGCTTGATAGTTGCTTTCTTAGCAGCTCCAGCGTAGGCCTTGCGGCGTGCAGAGGTGACTGTTGGCTTCGCTTCCTTCCATAGAAGTGAGCGCAGCTCTCGCATGCGCAAGCCCTCAGATGTGCTGAGCTTGGCAAGCTGCTTGCGATAGTCCTCAAAGCTCATTGTCTTTCCGGACTGTGTTTTCACATAGAAGGTCTTAGAGAATGCCATTGTCTCGCAATTTGGTTTTCACTAAGATATAGCGTTTCCGCCCTTCAGGAGTCACAGCAATGATGTCATAGTACTTGCCATCAAATTCAAGCTTCCAGTCAGCTGTGATGGCTGTCTGATATCGTAAACGCCAGGCCACCATGTACTGGCTCTGCATCTGATCATTTACAAAGTTCTCAGATCCTACGGTTCCGGTTTGAGGAATGACCTCTTGGGCATAGAAATTCCCCTGGCTCACAAATGTGAGCTTCACCTGCCCTGAGCTATTTTGAGAAGTAGCTGGGGCGTAAAGGGTAATTCTGCGGTCTAAGGTCATGCAAAATTGCGGCGATAGCGGAACACAATCCGATCAAAAAAGCGGGGCTGCGTGTAGGGCATATCATCCCCAAAGTCAAAGCCAAATTTGACTCGCTGATATACAGCGTGCTGAATGTCTTTGGGCATGGTGGCAAAGCCAGCCGTGTACGCAATCTCCATGCGATCTCCTTCGTCTCCAATGGATGGGAAGATCACACCATCCAAGACCTCAAAATCCGTGTCCTCAGTGCGGGTTCCGTCAATGGTGACATGGACTGAAGTAATAGTACCCACGGGCCAGTAGGGGAGCTCATAAGAGCTCACCCATACTGTATCCGCGGTAATTGTAGCACTACCAAGTACCACATGTGCATAGCTCATCGCCTCCTCACAGGCTGCCTCATAGAGGAAGGTGAGCAGTGTATCATCGCCGGATCCGTCTACACGGCAGAAGGCTTTGATAGTATCCAGGTCAATAGCCTGGGGCGTGTATGCTATGCTTGTGGCCATTGTTAGATAGTTACATCTTGAGCCATCACGAAGCTCTCGTCACGCAAGATGGCGATGTCCATGAATTTCTCAATGTAGATTTCAGTGATAGAGGATTTCATCTGAGTGTAAGGGTTTACAATCAATGAAGCTCCGCCCCACATGCCGACAGCCAAGTCAGACCAGTTACCGAAGGCAATGCCGTAGGCAGGGCCAGAGTAAGCTGGAGACAAAGTGGTGCTCAATGCGTTGTAACCGTTGGCAGTTTTGACTGGATCTAAAAGTCCCTCAACGAGGAAACGGCCTGAGCCAGCGTCCACTTTGGTGGTCTTCAATTTAGCCATAACAGCAGGAGAAGTGACATAAGCAAGATTTCCCTGCAAAGTGTCGGCCATGGCCAAGGTCTTCTCCATTTCCACCAAATCCTCAAAAGAGATGGCTCCAAGAGTAAGCTCCTGAGCTGAACCATTCAAAAGAGTGTACAAGCCTGAAGGCTGGTTAGATGCGCCCGTTCCGTTAAGGATAGCGTTCTCTACACCTTTGTTGAATGACTGGTTCAAGGTGTTGATCATACGAGCCTGGATGCCCTGGCTGTACTCCTGCTTCAAAAGCTGGTTTGACACGGATGCTGTGATCACGGCGCGCTTTGGGCTCATGTCAACAGTACCGAAGGTCAAGTCCTGAGCAGTGTCAGCACCAGTCTCCGTCTGCCAGTTCAGGTCATATCCTGATAGTTGCTTTGGGAAAGAGACATTGCCCACCAAGTTCTCAAACACAGACACCTGGCCCAACAAAGGAGTGTTAGGGTAAAGGAAGTCAATGTATCGGCCAGGCTCAGTGAATACCAAGTCACCTCCAGTGCTGGCTCCGCCAGTTACTGTGTTGGTACGCTTGGTGAAGAACTCAGGCATGTGGATAGCATTGTCAGCTCCATCAGCCAAGCCCAAGCGGCGGCGTTCTGCAAGACCTTCCTGGTTAATTTCAGCCTCAACGCCTGAAAGTCGGCCATTGCGTGCCTCGTTCATCGCCTTGATGATGTTGAATTTCGCAAGATCACGCTGCTCTGATTTAGACAGCTTGCCCTGCACTGCGGAAGCGTCTACAAAATTTGCAGCGCGCTCCTCGTTGTTTTCGTGATTTTCCACGGTTTCTAAGGGTTTAGATTCTACAGCTTCCGGCTGTTCGGGTTCTGATATTTCTGATTTAGCAGCCTCAAGGCTCCGTAGAGCTGCTGAGGTTGTTGGGTTTGCTCCGCGAGGAGTTAGGGAGATGTCATAGATCTCGCCTACCTCTTTGATGACACGCAAAGGCTTATCAGAGCGGACATCCATCCACTCCTCTTTTTTGACAGTGAAAGCCCAGCTCGCCTGATCTACATCACCGCGGCCCACCAATGTGCGGACCTCGTTGCCTGTTGAGGTGTCGGGAAGTTCAAAAGCAAAATAAAGACCTTCGTCTTTTACTTGTAGATCCAGGGTTCCCTTTCCTTTGTTACGGCGAGCGAGAACTCGGTCATAGTCGTGATTATACAGGGCGTGGATATCGTACTGGTCTAGCTGATCAAACGCTGATCTTTCAATTCGCTCTCTAAAAGTACCCATGTCATATTCGCGAAAATTGGCTGCGAATCCTGACACATTTCGTCCTTCTCCATCACTGGGCAGCGGTAGGCTGCGTGTTTCCTTGTTGTCCATTTGTTACATCATTTTGTTGGGTGTCCATGTGCATGGGCTTATTGTACTTGTCCGCCTCAGGATCCATGATAGGATCCAGGCCTTCATCCTTGCGGATGTCGTTTGCACTTAACACACCAATGTTCCAGTAAGATACATTTCTTTGCACCTGAGTCATGATGTCCCCACGCATGAGGGCCCGCATGTCCAGGTTAAACTTTCGTGATCCTGAGAGGAGCTTGTTGGTGAACTCCATCTCAATCAATTCCACCATGGGGCGGATGCAGTCAGTCACGAACTGAGCGTTCTGCGCTTCAATGCTGTTTGAGTAGCCAGCACCTTCCATGTGCCCAATCTTGTGAGGTGGCACTTTGTAAAGTCGGCAGATCTCCTCTACACCGAATTTCAATGTCTCCAGGAACTGGCTCTCACGGTTGCTCAAAGCAACAGGCTTGTATTCAGCTCCCTCCGTGAGGATCGCAGTGCCTCCAGCATTCGCTCCGGCATAACGCTCGTCAAACTGCTGACCGATCTGCCGAACTCGGTCAGCGTCACGGATGGTGCCCTGGATCTGAAGGATTCCTTTGGGAGTTGCCCCACGGCCATAGAAGGAGCCGAGGTGCTTAGTTGCTGCCATGCTCGTCCCAATGGTCTCCTTTGCGTAGGCGATAGGGCTCACACCATTGATCCCGTCAATGGTCCACAGCTTGAGGTGGATGATCTGCTCAGGTAAAAGGCGCATGTTTACACCAGTATTCAGGCGGATCTGATAGATCAGATCTCCGCTCGTGGTGTCAATAGTTACATAGTCATTGTCTATCAATTCCATTCCTGCCAAGCTCGCTCCGTTTCGCATGGGCAGGATGTAGGCATTCCCGCGCAGCAGCAAATTGGTCATCATGGCCTTTCGGAAGTCATAGCTGTTGTAATAGCTATTTGGCTGCTTTCGCACCATGTCATCAATAGGACCAGGCTGGAGGATGTATCCTTCATCCGTCTCACGGTGTAGGCGGAAAGGAAGTGAAGCAATAGTATCAGAGACCAGGCTCACGCATGCGTAAACCGTAGCCACTTTGGGAGCGTTGATGTTGCTCACGGTCTCCCCTGCGGAGGTGGCAGTGCCGCCCAGCAGATTGATCAGCCAGGGGCGAGGGCTCTGAACGCCCGAAATACTGCGCACAACGCGCTGAAATAGGTTTGGCATAGTATATACAAAGTTTACAAAAAAAATCCGTTCTAAACAAAAATAATATCATCCGCATCATAGGAACTTAATCCGGTCTGAGCGTTATGCACAAAGCCAGCCATGGCTGTCAGTATTGCCGCGGTTCCATCTATGCGATCAGGAGCCTTGTCTTTGCTGAAAGTCCAGTTGTCATTTTTATCTATGTGAAGGCTGGTGTTGGCGATCATCCAAGCTGTCACAGGGTTGCCATCATGCGTGATGGTATTGGTCACCACGGACCTGTACAAAAGTTTCATGGGCTCATTGAGCATCAGGGCTGACTGCCGTACCTCATAGCAGAAGTTTTTCCCATATCGCTGGCGCATAGTGTCAACAGCTTCCGCCGCGTTCCATGGATCAAAGAAGATCCCCTCAACGGGGTGCTCCTGCATGATCCTCTCAATCATGCCAACACGGTGAGCTGTAGTGGTGACCTCTCCCTTTACTATGTCAAGGCTGCCATTCTTGATCCAGTTGCGGACCAGGTTTGGGTACTTGTTCTTTCTCTTGGCCATGCCATGGTCCGTGATCTGATAGTATTGGACCGTGTGGAACTCATTGCCATTGAAATAGAGCAAAGCATAGGCGGTGAAGTCGTTCACAGCTGCCAAGTCAACACCCAGGAAGCATCTCCAATTCTTGACGCTCTTTTTGCTATTTGTACACTTTAGCCACTTGGCAAGTTCAATGTATGGCTGCGCGGATCCTGCCCACTGATTCAGGTGGAGCTTGCGCAGTGAGAGCAGAGTAGGCTCGTCATGCTTGGCAGTGTTGGACATCTCCTCCAGGTACCTGTGTGAGACAGTCACACCCAGTGATGGATTTGCCTTTGCCCACACCTTTGGATCATGTGGATCTTCCTCATCAGATGCGCCGTAGATGATAGTGAGCCAGGAAGGATCCATGTGAGGCTGTTCCTGTACCCGGACAGCATACTCATGCCACTTGTGAGCGAAGCTGTACGCTGAGCCAGCTGTTGTGATAGCGATCATTTGGGAGTCCCTGGCAGCCATAGAGGTCCGCAGAGCTTCCCACAGGTCAGGACCTTTGACCTCGTTCCAGGCGTGGATCTCGTCTCCCAGGATCAGGGAGGGATTGAGTCCGTGGTTGCTTCCTCCATCGGCTGTCAGTGTCTTGAGGAATCCTGGACGGCCTTTGAGTCGTATCTCCTTTCTATAAGGCTCAAGTACCTTCTGAAGCTCAGGATTGAAAAGCACCATATTTCTGACATATCCAAAGAGGATACCTGCCTGCTCCCTGGTCGCAGCTGCAAGGACTACCTGAGGGTTGGAGTTGTTCTTGAATCCCTCCAGCATGTGAGCAATAGCAAGCATGGCAATGAAAGCACTCTTTCCGTTCTTTCGTGGGATCTCCAGCCATATCATGCGCTTGCCTTCTCCCTCCCGGATCAGATGCCTCTGCCAGTCAAGGAGCTTCACAGGTTTCCCTGCGTGCTCGTCCTCAGTCAGTACACAGTACTTTTCAATGATCTTCTCAGTCCAGGTCAAGTCCACTGCTCACAATCTTTTGGAGTTCGGCGATCTTATTCTCTGCCTTTGCCAATGTTTCCACTGCTGGATTCTTCCGGATCACTGGCTGACCTCTATCAGTAACAGCTTCCAGGATCGCACCGTGTCGTTTGATACTACTTAGGCACTCGTCCTTGATAGAAATCCACATTTTTAATTCTTCTTCCATGTCAAAAAATAGAACATTTTAGGGTTTTAGCGTCATTCCGCCGTCTCATTTAATACTCTAAGTGCTTGATTTTATGCTTTTTTAGTCATTTTTGCCCTGTTTTTAGCCTGGGGGATCCTGATCTGACCTAAAAAACGAGCTTCTC